TGACCTTATCTTGGCCGATCCACGATGCCTTTTCTATGTCTGTTTTGCTTGTCTGGTCTTTGAGGGTCTTATTCATGCCCTCGAGAATCTGATAATAGGAATCGTACAATTTACCGTATTTCTTGGGTTGCTTTTCCTTAAGACTTTTGAGAAGACTGACAATCGAGATAATGTAGGAGCGTTGCGTGTTGGGCTTGTATTTATCTAACTTTTCCTTAATGGAATCTACATCACTCAGAAACTTGAGCGTTTTTATGGGTTCACCGCTCAGACGGGTTAGGTTGGCGATGTAGAGACGTTTGCTCGATTCAGTGATTGACTTTCCACCGAATATCTCGTTCAAATCCATATCCTATACTTAGAAAAAAGTTTTTAGATTAAATTAGATAATTATTAGACCGATTCAGATTTTTTGGCGTAATTTGCCTTATGTCGCTCACGTATCGTATCAATATTGGCTGCGTAATAGGCCTTCTGTTGCTCACGTATATTATCTTTATTAGCCTCGTAAAGTGTCTTCCGATACTCACGTATCTTATCGCCATTCGCCTCTCGATAGGCTTTCATTCGCTCACGTATATTATTAGTATTTGCATCGTACCATTCTTTATGAGTTCGACTGGGAATACACTTATTGACACAAACATTCGATTCAATATGAAATCGCTCACGAGCCGTCAATTCATCTTTGCTCGTACAAGGCCATAGTTCAATCAGCGTAATTTCATATTGACCCGTTTCGATCAGAGGATAGGATGTCATATGACCATGTTTTCCATCCTTCCACTGTTTATAACTTCTTACATGACCAGATAACCGCCTCGCCAAGGTAGGTTCACACGTCGAACCAATGTAGGTAAGTTCTCCCGATGTGATTTTGTAAATCTTGCCGTTCTGGTAGTTAGGCATTGCACACTCTTTTCTACGTTTTTGTACTTAAATCAATTTTTAAACTGTATTCTGTAGTTCAAGGCTCAACGTTCTAGGGAGTTCTGTTCTGGGTATCGGATTCGGTATGAAAGGTTCAATAGGACAAAGCTTATCCTCTATCTTCGACGCGACGGCATTACTCGACTCTATCAAGGCACAATACGAACTATAGCATTTTTCGAGGTACTCTTTGGCCGGTACGGGACGATGTTGTTTCGACAAGGCCAAGGTCTTGAAGATGTCTACGCCTAGTAGGTAATACTCTCTTTGGCTAATCATCTCACCTTCCATACTCTTTTGTACTTGCAAGAATAACTCGATGGATCCGATGATGCTACACGTCAATGCAAGTAAACAATTAATGATCGAAATGGCTTGCTGTTCAACATACGGTTGTAAACCTACACTAAAAATCGAGTTGAGTCCAGATAAGACGATGACGGGAAGACGGTAGAATTTCAGACTCTCGTGTAAGACAAAATACCGGCTCTTATGCGTATTACTCAAAAGGACACAGTTGATTCGGATATTTTCCAAGACGGTTTCGATGTCTTCCGTCCAGTCGTTCTCCATATAATAAGACTATATATTTAATCATTATCCAAAGGAATCTTGTAAAAAGATCCATTCAAATTAATGCGTAAAAACTGACTTGCCGAACCCGACGAGGTGACCGATTGAAGTGCTAACCCCGTTAATTTTAAGTCTTGCGTGGTGGATAGTTCAATGGTGCAATTTGAGGAAATGGTAAGAGTTTGTGTCGGGTCTGTGTTGGTATAACTTAATTGTCCCGAACCGCCTGTATTATTTTTTAGTTGAAGGTCAGTATTTGCCCCCGTTCCAATATCATTGTAAGTAATATTCATTCCTTGATTGGATATACCCACAAACTGGATTTGTGGTGAAGGGTTTGTAGTGTCTGTGGTTTGAAGGTTGAAAACGGGATTACCCACCCCGTTATTTTGGAAAATGATTTGGTCTATCGTATTACTGCCCGTATTATACATTTGAAAAGTATCCAAATCCAGTTGTGTGTAATTCACACCACTACCGTAATTCATATAGAACCCATTGCCTGAATTACATTGGATAGAGTTGTCATTACAAGCAAACCCATCAATAGCGTAAAGCGTCGTTGTCGGTGTTCCGTTTTGAATACCAAATGTGGATTGGTCTTGGAAGGTAGTTAGAGTGTTCGTCACATCATTCACTAATACCTTTCCATTACCAATGACCGTTTGAACAGCATTCGGGCTACTGTCGTTTAGTGTAATCGTTTTATCCGTTGTCATCAAGAGGTCTCCATTCACATTCACATTGGACGTTGATTTAGGCGTAAGAACCACTTGACCACTGCCCGTTGAAGAAGTCCCGTTCATTTCCAGTTTGCCCGTAGAAGTCTTAATGACTTGATTATTCATATCCAACGGGACAAAACTGTTGTTTTCTCCATCTGACCCATTAAAGCGGAAGAACTCGGTCATTACCCCGTTAAGGGTCGCAAAAATACCAATTGACCCGTCGTCATTACCCAAAGCCGTATTACGTATGACACTATCTATTTTGGTAAATAAGGTTTTCACTCCAGCGTAGTTTTTGGCGTAGTTTAAGGTCGTTGAGATAAGGTCGTTGTTTGCTCCGTTTCGACCGCTCTTGTCGGTTTCAATAGACGGCACACCATTCGTCGTCCCCGCCGTCAAACTCGTATTCTCTAGAATGAGGGACGGGGTCGTCGTATTCCCTACCGTAGGATTTCGTAGTGTAAGATTGTTTGAACTTGCTGTTAAATTATCACCCGATAAAGTGAGGTCGCCCGTTGAGGATAAAGCGTAAGACCCGCTTGACCCCGCCCCGTTATAAGTGTAAGAAGTGAGTTGAGCAGTAATGCCGTCATCAAACTCACAATCAACAGACCCAGCAAAAGTGTTTGTAGAGAGATTAGTGGTTGAATTATTTAGTCCGAAACTTGCGACGGGTAAGGTCGCACTATTCCCCGCCGTTAAGACTTGTTGGAACGTAGGTACAACACCAGCGGGGGGATACGGCAAACTGTTAATCGTCACAAGATTGATATTATCGACCGCTAAAATGTCTTTGTTGTTCATATTGATATCACTTGCACCCGCGCTATTTCCGTTCGTCAAGGTCGTCGCTAAGTTCTGTGTCCCACCCGGTACAATATTGTTAATTTTGTTCGTAAGGGCATTGACTCGTTGATTCAAAGATGCAAGGTTCAACATACCTTATGCAAGATTATAAATCTATTCTTTTTCATCTGGTAGATTGAGTACATAGGCTTCCTTCTCCGATAGTACCACCATAGGAAAACTCTTGATCAACGTGACCCATCGCGAGGGCAAGGTCTTAATCTTCTTAATCTGGTGCTTGTCTAATCCAAAGTAATTCTCGAGCAAATATTTTAGACTCCGTCCACCGAGTGAATGCGGAAATATGGTGATGCTGTGCGCTTCGTTCAAAATGCGTTTCGTGTCTAATCCTGCAGTGGCTAAATGGCTCGTATAAATCACACTCGTATTCGTATGACGACCCGTTTCCAAAAGCATATTGAGGATGCCGTTCACTTTCATTCGCATTATCTTGTTCGTCAAACAATCGGTATCGTCGAATATCACGAGCGAATCTTTAAAGTCGTCCGCCTTTAGATCCGTCGTCAATAATTCATTCGACAACTTGATGCGCTTCAAGCCTTTCACTTTGTCAATCGAACTATCCTCACTGATACTAGAGATGAGATAGATGGCGTTCTTAGGAAACATCCTACGGTACTCATCACAGTAATGCTTCGTATAAAAAGATTTCCCAGATCCCGACGCGCCCGTAATGTACAAAATTTGACGTTCGGTCTTCTTATTGGGAATGTGTTGAATACTTTCTTTAGGTTTGGTTAACTTTAATTCTTTGAGATAGTCCTCGACGTTAGATTTGTCCCGTTCGATCGAAAGTACCTTTGTTTTCTTTTTGTCGCCATCGTATTTTACCAATGCAACAGGAACACCCACATCTTCGAGATTCATACTATACTTTTAGGTAAGACTTTAATTTTCTCGTCTTTGCTATAAAATCCTTGGTCTGCATTTGTATGGACTCGTCTAAGATTTCTTCCACCTTTTCCGTAGAGGCTTTTATGTTCGATGCTTTTAGTATTTCGGCAACCAATGGCTTGAAAATCGGTTCGATATGTTTTTCAATGTATTTGAGGTTGTGGGTAATGTCCTTGGGTTTCACTGCTCGAAACTTCTGGTCGAGCATTATACTCACCAATTCTAAATCACTCTTGTAACTCGACAACTCACCTACTTTCGAGTTGAAAAAATCGACCAAGGGTTTCAGAAGAGCCGGATCACGCTCACTTATGCGCAGGTATGCAAACAAACGTTTCAGAGCCTTGTAATAGTTTCCTTTCCCAGCATAGGCTTTCACATCTTGCAACAACCCAGTTTCAATATTCTCCTTCTTAGTTGTAACTGGATTGTACGTTTTGAAATCACCGAAATGGACAAAGTACATCTCGCTAAATTCATGAAACAAGCCACCAATTAAACTGATGACATCCATTTTGATGATACTCTTTTCTTGTAAACAGTCAACAAAGTATGTTTTGGTGTCTTCAATCATCTGGTATCCATCCTCGATACTCTCACGAGTCCATCTTATGGGTTTGCCCCCCGGTAGTACACCACATTTGAAATCTGTGATCCAGATATTCTTTGACTTGTAAGCAGTTCTATACTTCTCGCGAAATAGGTCCAAGATGCATTCGTACACTTCTACGCTCCGACTAAATTTTACATATTCCATCAAATCATAGTCTGCGGCATACTCGATTTCATTCAAAGAGCCAGTTCCGACCACACGTTGAGTTCCGCTTAGACTTAGGAAGGCAAAGATATCCCGTTCTCCTTTTGAGAAGTCTTTTGGTTCTTTCACTGTTAGTTTCGTCCCACCTTCTATTTCACGTTTTGCTTTAGGTCTTTTTACAATTCCAAGACGTTCACCTTGTCGTATAACCCGTGCTCTTGCTCTTGCTCGTTTTTGTACTAGTGGTTCTCCCTGAAGATGTGCTCGCCATAGTTCAGTCATCGCTGTTTCAATCAATTGTTCTCGTTGTTCATCTGTAGGAGGTTCAATTTCTTCTAATCCAACCATGGATCGAATAAGTCCGATTGCAACCGGTCTTTGACTCGCCCTGTTCATATACTCTGTCAATATATTTTTTAGTATTCCTCTTCGAGGTAGTCCATGAAATCGAACCGTTCAAGCATCATTTTCTTTAACTCTTGACGTTCATGTTCTTCGTGTTCTGCCTCTAATTTGGCCTTTTGTTCATCGGTTAGCTTTGGACAACAACCTACCTTCTTTTTTTTGCAAGCGATGCAACATCTATTTTTCAATATCACAAAATAATGCATCTTTTTGCTTATGCTAACGACCACGATTTTGTACACAAAAATACCATTCTGTTCGTACAAGGTTTTAAGCCGTGGTGGTGTAAGTTCGCTTAAATCCGGTAGCAACAAAGCGACTCCTTTGTTTGTCTTTCCGCAGTAAGTCAATGCATGGTCGTAAAACGTATTCGAGGTAAATACGACCCAATCAATCGATGCTTCTAAATCGACTTGACCCAAGAGAATGTTCTGTTCGGGACTCAATGCATTGATCCAATGTTCTTGAGTTAACACTACCCCCGTTTGTGGAAGTTCAGGAAGACGTTCTACGAGTTTTTTAAGCATACACTACTTTATATTTTATTTTCAGAATCCAACCTATACCTTATGTAAATATCCACGCGGTTAGATTCCAAAAGAATGGCTAAAATATGGCGTTTTCGTGTGTGTTTTGCATTTCGGAAAATCTATTTTAATCCCACTAGATTGACTAATTGTCAATGTAGTAGCAATATATAATCGTGGGTGACTCATCATTGATGAGTGTACCCCGAATAAAAAAGATATACTATATACACTCCATTTCTTAGATTTCAAAATTCTTCGACAATTTCCGGTTCTTCCTTTTTTAAATTGGCGGCTATCTTGTCCGTAATCATATCCAGCCGAGCAACCGTTTGCTTGCAGTGGCTATATGTAAATTTTAAGTTATCTAGACCTACGATCGCCTTGTCCAAGTACCGTGGTACGTCCTGACGGATCGCTTCGTTGATGACTTTATTCAAAGCAAGAATCATATCGTTTCGCGAATCTTGCCGTCGCCATCGACGTATACATTCAGGAACCAAGCATGGCGCTTCAATGTCGAGGTATTCGCCACGGGTATTCAATCGCTGACCCTTTTTCAATTGGGCAATGACATTGAGGTTCACAATCGTAGATTCGAGTTCCATACATTTACTCTAAAATAAAATAGTAGAATAGTACATATGGGTAGACCACGTTACTCGAAGACATCCTGATTGACTTTAACGTCCAACGAGATATAACCGAGAAGGTATGAAGCTATTCTAAAACATTTTAAGATTGAGCCATCAGAGCGGTAAGAAGTTAGCACACGTGTAACATCTCGGATATTGTTTCTGTTTGGATTTTCCACAATCACACTTATCGTAATGAGTTTCACGACATCCCCAGCAGATTTTAAACTCAGCTTTTATGGATTTTTTGCAGATAGAACAACTCGTTCCGATTCGTGTACGATGCATATGCATTAGTTTATCGTTGTAGTTCTTCCATGTATCGATTTGCTGTTGTATCCGCGTTTGATGCATTCGCATTAGTGTATCGTTGTAGTCAGTCCATTTCTTGATGTGTTGTTTTTCGAGTTTTTTGAGATATTCTTTTCGACGTTTTTGTACTAGTTCAAAGTCGTCGACAATTTTACTTTTTTGAATACAACAAGACCCTAATACAATCCGTAAGGGACCATCTTCGTGATGTACGATATATGAATTGCATGCATTGATAAGATGACCACATACGCAAATTGATTTCATATTTGTAAAAGAACTATCGTGGGTCCAATCAAACCCCGAGTCAGGATTATCTTCAAGGCAATGAAACTTTATATCTTCCCACGTAGTGCATTTGTCTAAATGCGGATGGACTAATGCAATCGCAAAAGCAAACATATCAGCATATCTGATTTTGAAATAGGTAGGATATTTCTTTTTCAGATATATCCGTAATGTTTCTTGCACTTTTTCGAATTGATCCTTTGTTTTGCATTCCTTTAAGGCTTGTGCCTCAGGACTCTCACGTTCATTTTTGATCAGGACTTTAAAGTCCTCATCGAATGGGAACGAACAGCGATTGACTTCGTAAAGTTTTGTCATACTACAAGTTATTTACCCTTATTGTTTTTAAGTTGTTTGACAGTTTTTGACAAAAAAAATGTCAATGTTCTGGCGGAGTATCCCAATCTAAACGATTCTCGTGAGGTCCAAACCCATACGTAATTCGTTTACGGTCCAAGTCAGAAGGTTCCGGTGGAATCTCGCCCCTATCGATTGCTTGGTGGTATGCAATCCAGATTGGATACGTTAAATCAAACATCTCTTGTTTTTTCTGAGCCACAACTCGTACCTTTGTGGCGTAGTGTTTCGAGCTTTCCATATGTTGCTCAAAACAACTTGTTCGTTTGGTCATGTAATTACAGAATTCACAAAATAAAGGTTTTTCGAGTTGGTGTGATTGTGATTTGCAATGATTCTCAAAGCAGTGCTTAAATGCAGTTGTATAGTTGCATTTTGTACAGTGGTATTGAATCGGTTCTTTTTCCTTTGGTTCATCTAAGTGTCGTCTTGATTTACAATGATTCTCGAAACATTGTTTGAACACAGTTGTATAGTTGCATTTTGTACAGTGGTATTGAACTTGTTCTTTTTCCTTTGGTTCATCTGTATGTCGTTGTGACTTGCAATGATTCTCAAAGCAGTGCTTAAATGCAGTTGTATAGTTGCATTTTTCACAGTGATATTGAACTTGTTCCTTTGGTTCATCTGTGTGTCGTTGTGACTTACAATGATTCTCAAAACATTGTTTGAATACAGTTGTATAGTTACATTTTTCACAGTGATAAATTGGTTCTTTTTCTTTTGGTTCATCTGTGTGTCGTTGTGACTTGCAATGATTCTCAAAACATTGTTTGAATACAGTTGTATAGTTGCATTTTGTACAGTGGTACTGAACTTGTTCCTTAGGTCCTTCTGTGTGTTTTTTTGTAAGTAGATGTGCCTTATACCTGTGGATATGATCAGTTTGATAATGACAGAGTTCACAAGAATACATATCGTATCTTTCGATTTTTTATTTTTAAATGGTTGTAACTATATTCTAAAATAATTCCTAAAATAATTCCTAAATAATTTCTAAATAACAAGAACAACTTAAAAAGTCCATCCAAGACCTCCCCCCCTATATATTCAAAATTTTCAATTTTTTTTTTCAATTTTTTATTTTCTTGTCTACTTT